CCATGCAGTTGGGTCGGCAAGGTACGAAGCACCCGTGGGTTGCGGCTGATTGTAATTTTGCGGAACGCCAGGAGTTTGTGCGGTTGGGTTGGTTACCGAAGCTGTAATGCCCGGTGTCTGTGTCGTCGGCCCAAGAGTGCTTTTGGGTGGCGTGTATAAAGGCTTCCCGGTAAGCGGATTCAGTTGTTGACCTTGATCGTTTGTCTGAAATGCCATGTTATCGCTCCTGTCTGGATGATTTGTCATCCAGCCATATGTGCTGCAATACGTGTGGTAGTTCTCGATCGGTCTCAGACTGGAATCGCATGGAGAGGTGTCTACCTCTGCGTTTCCGTGGGCGCTGTTTGTCCCAAAAGGCCGCTAATTCCGATTGTACATCATTTGTGGCCGCGCCAAGAGCTAATCTGTACTGCTCATCTTCGTTGGTATTGGCCGGGTCTGGCGGGCGATTAAAGTCTGTGTTGGTTGTCATGTCCAGGTCAGCGTGTCCGTAGCACATGCCGTACAGGTGCATTAACCCCCAAGTTGATTCGTGGTGCATCCCGTTGCTGCCAACAACCGGTACCACTTCAATCCAGCGCGAGTAGGATGATCCGTCGTAACTGACACCAGAATCTTCCTCGTAACAGTACCCAATGGCATCTCCCAGGTCATAGTCCGGGTTGGTGTCAATGGAGAAAAACAGCCTTTCCCTTCCGTCCGTACCGACTTCTGAGTCAGTAGACAAAACGCGAACGTATTGGTCCTTATCGTTGTTCAGATAAAGGAACTGCCTGGTTATTTCTGGCGGCTCCCCTGGCTTTCCAAGCGTTATGGTTAGCCTAAAACCATCGGCAAAATAAAGCCTGAATTGGTTTTTGTTTCTCGATATCGTTGCGTTTACAACGTCAGTCCTTCCCCGGGCAGATGGGCGCTCACGCCGTATCACCCTGGGCAACAACCACGGATTCACGCTGTTGCTGATTCTGTCTATTCCAAAATCGCCGTACTCCTGAACCGCAAGAGGCGTAGCGACACCCTGGGAATCTGCATACATGGTCTGCGTTCCCACGTTTGCCATGCTGTATTCGATGGCGCCAGAATTGGGGGCAAACACCTGTTGATCAAAATCAGCCCCTTGGACAGTTACTGCGTATATTGAACGGTCAGTAAACACGCCCATCGTTTTGCCGGATAGCGGTGAAAATCCAACGACTGGCCTGCCAAATCCTGTAGCGACAGCATTCAGTGTCCCATCAAAAATCAACGGATTACCAGCAACGCTTATAGCAGCCTCGCCAAAGCTGTACCCCAACCACAACCGGAACTGGAAAAAGTCTATGTGTCTTGGTTTATCAATGTCTGGCGACAGTCCACTGTGAGCTTGGCGCATGTAATTGCCGTCATATAAAAATGCCTTGCCGGCCCCGCTGGCAAAGCCCATCACTTCCAGGTCATCCCGAGCATACGGGTTTTCAGTGATTACCTCATACTTTGAGTTCACCTCGTCCATTGGCTTTTTGCCTGGTATGTTTATCAGCATTTCAGCGCCTAAACAGTTTCCTATCAGGCTGCCTCCGCCGGCACTGGCTGTTCTGATTTGTATGTTTTTGGTGGGTATTTGCGGCTTCGTGAGCCCGTATATTTCCAGCGTTCCCTCTGCAGTGCCGCTGCCCCATGCTCCGCTGTTTTTGTTTTTGTGTACCAGTCGGGCGGTCGCGTAATCAAAAGTACCAACCGAATCATAAAAGTAAATGGTCGAGCCTTGTTCAACGTAATGCACACGGACACGAACCAGGTCAATCTGCATGTTTGTGATGGTGGCCCCAACTTTCCACTCGATGCCGCACGTGATACCAAAACTTTCAGCCATAACAGAATCACGGGTTAGGACTGCGCCCCATAGATCATTCTCACCACCAAACGGATAAGCCACAAACGCTGTCGTTAGATCACCAATGGCCTGCCTCTTTTCCTGTACACCCACTGGCTTAACAAAATCACCAGAAGCGTCTTCCAAATTGAACGGGTACAGTTCTACAATGGCGGCTCCAAGGGTTGCGGCATCCGCGTTTTTTACCGTCAGCTCAACCTCAAAACCAACTACCCTGGCACCGGCCGGTATGACTATTCCAAATTCTGTAAACGCAGCGGGCTCCGCTGACTGTTTTAAAGAACTGGCACCAATAGCCGTGTCTGGGCGCAGGTGAGCACCACCGGAGGCACTAACAGCGGCTACGGCCGTACCGGCTGAAGCACTCCACTGGTATGACGTACTCCGAGACGATACAAACCAACTCGACGCAGTTACGGGTTGCGTATCAGTGTCAGCACCAAACACTACTGGGCTTGGCTCTGTTGTGCCGTTAATAAACCGCACCTCATGCCCAAGATCCACCTTTTCCCAACCAGTCCTGGTTGATCGATATAACCCAGCAAAATCAGCGCCGGTATTGATTACCGAGTGATAAACCATGTTTGCGTCCAGTGATGCGCTGTATATGGTTGGGTAATTCGCCTCCGCCGTAAGCACGTTAATCGAGTTTGACGGTGCTGTCTGGTTCATGTTCTCGATGGGCGTGATTGCGCCTGTTAGCCTGGTGCAGTAAATAACACCGGCGGCGTCGCCATCCGCCCACGCCCCGGATCGAAGATCGACACGCCAAACAGTGACTTGACTGGCTGACTCGACCCCCAGAAGGATCGCCCCAACAACGGGCTCAGTGGATCCGCTGTTGAAGTACAGTTCTGCCAGAACAGTCAATGCGTTGTTGGCTATGCCACTTCCAACCCTGTGCTCCATGTTGAATTTGTTTGTGAGCGGTTCAATCAATATGCTGCCAAAGGCGTCATCATCGGCAAACTTTCCAGCCAAAACAGATGCGGTTCTTTTAAAGTCCCGAACTATGCCCTCATTGCCATACATGGCATTACTGCCGCTGGCTGTTTCACCGTCTTGGATAAGAACGTGCTGGCCGATCTTTGGGTTGACTGTTGATCCTTTTCTGAACTGGTAATGATAGTAGTCACGAATCGCATACAACTGGTCTTTGTAATACTTCTCCGTGAGTACTGGACCGGAGCCAGGGGCGGGCGTTACTGCAGATCGCAGGACACTGGCAACCGCGCTCAACTGGTTCTGGTAATCGTTCACGTCAGTGGCTACGGATAGTAACGACTCAAAAGAGGCGTCTGGATAAAAAGCGTACCAATATATTTTATTGGTGGTGGTGTCAGTGATGTACACATAGTTATTAACCATATGTATGTCTTGAATCGAAATGTCCGTCAACGATATTTGCGGAATCCAAAAAGTTCTGTCGGTTGTCACCGCGGTTTCGATTGCCCAGGGTTCGGTGCATTCAAACTCTTGTATTTCTTCGAGGTCTTCATAGCTTATGTAAAGCCGCGTTCCATCAGCCGAAAAAGACAGACCGTTTGGCCTGTTATTCTCGTATGACTTGTTGGCCAAATTTTCGATATAGAAAGGGGTCTCTGGCACAAAACCCTCTAGCCCGCGAAGATCAAATTGATATACGGCCGTTACGGGCGCGTCAGTGTTTTCTTTTCTTCCAACCGCGTACAGTGTGTCATCGTCATTCCCAACAAACAAACCCGTTACAGGCCAGTTGTAGGCAGCCCCGCCGCTGGCCGTGCTCAAATCCCAGGCCGTTGATAGCGTATAAATAGATATTTGATTGTTTCCGGCAATGTACAAATTCAACCCATTACTTTTAAATGCAACGGAAAAACCATCCCCATCGGATAAACCGTAACTAAGAGAGTTTCCAGAGTATGTCGCGGTATTAAGGTCCCAAGGTTTTGTTAGTGAATACTGTAAAATAGATTCGCTGGATGTGCCCGAAACAAAGCATTCATATCCGTCTGGCTTGAACCAAACGCCATTTGGGCTGGTCTCTTGCGCGGACACATCAAGACTGGCATTCAAGTAGGTGATCGACTCCACGCCACTTACAAAACTTGCAGAATGCTCACCCTCCAACTTCGCCAGCGTTGGCAGTTTGTCGTTGCTGTCCCAATAGGCAAAACGAACCTTTGTTTCGGTTGGCCCTATTGTTTGTGACGCGGCAACACCGAGAGAGCCCGTTAGTAGCGTATCCCTGGCTACTCCGTCGGTGTAAAACTTTATTTTAGTCCAGCTCATCGCCTCGTTTGCGGCAAACCCGACGCCGTAATCATCAATAAAATAATCTCCTGCATCTTCACTAACAACAAACAACCGGCAATCATCAGGCGTTAGGTACATATCTTGAATGATGTAACCGGTGTCATAGCTTTTAAACCAGGTGGCCGTCGAGATATCCCACGCCGTTGAGCATGAATAGTAATGAATGACCCCTGCTGCATCAGCCACATAGAAAACATACCCGGCGGATGTGAAGCAAATGGCGCTTGGATCTTCCGTGTAAAGGCTGATATCAATGGACTGAACGTGAGTGAAGCTGCCAATAGCCCAGGCCTGTGTGGCGCTGTATTGGTGAACCTTGCCAACCTGTGAACCACAAACGTACATCCTTAATCCGTCAGGTGAAAAATCCAGCCCTTGTGGTGATGTTTCTTGTGCTGATATCAACAAACTGGCGGTGCCGTCGCCGGTGCTGTTTGACAAAAAAGGAACGGCGTATGAGTACCGATAAATTCGGTTGTTGGTGTCCCCAACAAAAAACATGCTGTCGCCACCAACGCTGAACCGCATGGATCTCGGGTTTGTATCTAACGCAGTGACGTCAGTTGGAGACGCTGGCACGGATGGGTTTGCGGTGCTGATGTCCCACGGTGTCCATAAGTAATAACGATAAACAATGTCGTCAATACTGCCGATCAAAAACATCAGCGTACCGTCTTCTGAGAAGTGTATCCCGCGGGTGGTTTGTGCAGTGTTTGGTGCGCCTATAGTCTGGTTCCAGCCCGGCTCTATGGACGCATTCAAAATCGTCATATCCCAGACATCAGTATTTGATGGGCTTATATGTCCATCAAACCGCTCGAACCCGCCACTGGGCGAGTAGCCTGGCTGAATGCCTACCTCGTAGTTGAAACAGTCCTCAAGAGTTCCTGGGGTTTTCAGGGCTGGTGGTGATACAAGATCAAGCCCACCACGTAGAATGATATCAGCCATTTTATTTTCCCGCGTTATAAACTCGTTAGGTATTCTGCGTGAGAGTCTTCTTCCAACTGCTCGATGTTCAGCCGGTTCAGCATCTTTTTGTATTGACGATCCGCCGTTTGATAGCGGGAACCTTTTTCATCGTAATCAAACAGGTGCACTGCAGCCCACCACACTACCAGCATGTGAAAATGTGCTGGCATGTTGGGGCTGGAATTGTCCGCAGTAAGCTCAGTCAATTCCTTGATGTAGTCACAATCAATCTTGTAGGCCGCATCAGGCGTAGGGTCGAACTCCATGGATCCGTCCGGCCGGATAGTGAAACGTGCCGGACGACCTTCTGGACGGGTGCCTCGATCGTAGTATCCGCGCCATACGGTGTACGGCACATAGCTACAACGGGCAATAGCCAAAGTCGTTGGGTGCTTAACCAGAATGTACCGTTCAGGGATATAATCTCGCGCCAGAAAAGGTATGACTTTCCTGCAGGTTGCGTCAATAGCTGAGGCGGCCAGTGTCCTGCTTGAAGCTGTCAGTGCTGCCGTATTCACTGATCGGCCGCGCATCCAAAGCCAGCGGGTATGTTGGGACAACTGAATATCAATCCACGCCTGATCAATGAAGGCCACCAGGTTGCTGGCATGTTCCTCCAGAGTACCAACTGTAGTCGTCAGTTCGGCCTCGTCTACTTGACCGGACCAGCGTCCAAGACGCTGGGCCAGTGTCAGCCTTGTAAGTGCGGTGATTGCCATTATGCGGCCTTGGCTTCCATGCCGATATCAGAACGGCGCTCGTTGCGAATGCGCAGGAGCATAGCCTTGTCATCCGTAAAGGGCAGGTTCAACTTGGAGTGAATCGAGTTCTTTCGGGTGATTATTTCAGCCTCATGGCCCATGCCGGGCTTAATACCGCTCTCGACGTCCGTGATTTCCCACAACACGCTCAGTTGCCGCCACATACGGACAGTGTATCCGGGGAACCCATCAACGTATTGATCAAGGGTGTATTCCCATGCGCTTTCAGGAAGGTTCTCGGTTCCAGGTGTAACGCCCATGTACTGATGTGGGTATTTGTCATACCTGGATTCCTTCATTATGTTGTGTATCCGAGCTTTGTTTGTCGGATCTGCTTCCTGAGTCACTTCCAGGTTCAGGCCAACAGCAGCTTTCAACGCAATGAAGATCGGCCAAGCAATATCTACAACCACATCCAAAGGAATGATTGTCGGCCAGCCGTTCCAGCGCATGAGTGCGCCGCCCATGTCTTGATGGCCTGTCTTGGTGCGACGAATACGCGCACGTTTGCCCTGCCACTTGCCATTGGGTGATAGGTTTGGAATGTCACGCAAAGTCGGCATAACAGCCCCTTCGCTGGCGACAGATTCAGGCCCGGCCTCGTTAACGATGGCGGCATAGGAGTCAGTGATCTCCGCACGTTGTTCGCCACTCAGGTCAGCGTCAGGTGCTGGGTTTCCCAGTTTTGCGTTGATCGCTTCGCGTATCTCATCCTCGTTATTTTTGGCAGAAACGGATGTGATACCCAGCGTCTTGGCGGCTCTAAGAAGTTCCTTTTTGTTCATACCTTGATACCTCTTGGTTAAATGCAGCCCCAGGTATTTCTGGGGCTGCGGTGGTTACACTTACGGCAATGCTACCGGCAGGTGGCAGTAGTCGTAAAACGTACTGGTAACGCCAGATGCTGCTGTGCTGGTAGTACCAATGGTGAAAGTGACTGCTACCGTCACAACCTTGATAATACCGATTGGACACTCTGTGTCGGCAATGCCGGGGGGAGTGATGAGTTCGCCATCCTTGCCCTTTGTCACATTCTCAACACCAGCAGCGTTGACACTCACCACGTAGAAACAGGTGGTGTCTTTTGCTTGCACTTTTTCATCGCCGTAGTAATCCAGAATCGCCAATGCCTCGTTGGTTCCCTCGGCTTTCTCGTAAGCACGACCACCAACCAGGAAGCCGAAGGCGTCAAAAGCAACATTCTGAGCACTTGAGCCAGCAACCAGGCCGACAAAATTCAACGGACGATTGCCAATCAGGTTGCGCAAAGCGCGATGATTCACGCTACCCAGTCCGTAATGTGGACCAGTCAAATGATTATGTTCAGACATTTCAAAACTCCTTTACCCTGTGTGCAGGGTTATTGGGAAACGACAGCCTGTTGACTATCGATCAAAACGGCGGGAACCCGACCGGGAATCCCGCCGCATTACTTACGGGTTCGCAGTAACCGCGTATTCAAGCCTGGTGAGCCAGTTCTCATTCAGAATCTTGAACGCCTGATACCACAGAACACCGATGTCAACGAACTTGTTGGTTGGGTCAGCGCCTTTTACCGGGCCGTCCAGGATTGTCGGTTGAACCGAATCAAAACCAGCCAGGGTCAAAGAACCGAACGATTCCATGCCAACGATCACGCCGTAGTAAACGTCGTTGTTCACGCCATTACCCAGCTTCGTTCCGTCCGTTGCCGCGCCCAAACCATAGCCCGGAAACAGTTGCGGTGTCAGAACAATGGTCACATCTTCAACAACACCGAACTCATACGGCAGTGTTTTGCCAGCGCCCTTTTCTGCACAGGGAATAAACCCTGGCATGTTGCGGAAATCGGACTTCGAGTTTGTGTGTCCAAGGAACACGTAACCCGCTTCCGTCGGAACCGTACCTACGTTAACCCCACCCTTGTTGACGCTGGTGTAATGACGCGCCTTAGCGTCGTCCAGTGTGCGGGTGGCCTTGCGGATACGTCCCAGCGTCAGGGCAGTGTCAACCTGGCTTGATGCTGTGTGCGCTGCCGTGTCATAGAACACGCTAGTACCGGACTTCAATTCGTTCCAGCCCAGCAATTCGTTGACGTTGCGCATGAACTCTGCCTGCAGGGGAGCTGCGTCTTTCACTGCAGCTTGTTCAGACAAACGAAACTTCTTCGTAGAAACGCGAACCAGGTGCTCGTATTCCTTGATCGCCCACTGAAGGTTTTCGTAGTCGATGCTGACTGATTCAGGCACGACGCCTTCGGTTGATTCGGTTGTGTCATAACCGAAAGGCACCAGGCGGTCCATGGAAATGGTGTCGGACTTGTTCAGCGGAAGCGTGAAACTTTTCGCGTACTTGTCCAGGCAGACGATAGGCCCAGCATGTTTCAGCAATTCCACTTTGTGGAATACGTTTGTTGCTTGGGCCGGATTACCATAAGTTGCAATAGTCATTTTTAAATCCTCGATTAAATGGGTTAGTTTCGAAGATCAGGGTCGTCATCGACCAGCATCTTGAAATAGGCCCGCTGCCCTTCCTCGGTATCGAGGTCGATTTGCTGGCCTGGCCTAACTGCTGTTCTGCGACTGCCCGGGCTTCGGTCTTTTAGCTGCTGTTTCCGGCGGTTCGCTAACTTCTGGCTCCTGTCGTCCTGTTCCACTTCGCCATCATCGTCGGCGTATGCGCTCGCAAGGTCAGATTTGAAACGGTTGAGTATCCAATCACGTTCAATATCCGGCATTGAACCGAAATTTGTGTCCGGGTTGATTCCCTCGGCTTCAGCCCATCCACGGAACAGAGGCGAGTGTTGCGCCTGCTGTACGGAGTAGAAATTTTTGGGTTGTTGCGGGGCTTCCCAGTCTGGGTATGATTCGGTGAATGCGTCCAGCAAAGCTATGTTATCAGCCGCGAATGGACTGTTAAGAATTTGCTGCATGTCTTGCGGCTGCGTCCTGATCCACTGGTTAAACTCGGGTGAGAAACGTCGTTCACCCCAGTCTGAGTACGCTGTGGAAAGGTGCTGCATTTCGTTTTGTGGATCAGGTCCAGTTTGGGCCTGTTGTTTCCGCTCGGGTTGCGGTGCCGGAATTGAGCGAAGAACACCATCTAATGACTCTGCATAGAGTGTCTTTAGTTTGTCTGCTTCCTCGGGGAACTCTTTGTACTCTGAATCGATCCTGTCGTTGTAAGCTCTTTTGTTGGCCTCACCGTCAAAACCGCCTTGAGTTTGTTTCGGCTGGTCGTTTTCGAACTGGCGCACCTTGCGCTGCAGTTCGGATATCAGCCGTTGCGCGGGTCGTAACTGTCCCAGATGTGACCTTACCCGCTGGTCCAGCCGGGCAATCTGTTGACCCTGCCGGTTTACAATTCCTCGCGCCAGGTCACGTTTTTCTTCTGGCAGATCCTCCAGCCACTCAAAACCCGTAGTCTCATGATCTACGGACGGCTGGTTGGTATCGTCGGCTTCTTCTTTTTGTTTGGCCGGATTTTGTTCAACTTCTTCTTTTTCTTCTTTTTCTTCTTTTTCTTCTCTCTGTTCAGTAGCACCCAAAAATGAGCCCTTGTCATCATCGGAAATATCCGGGTCGTCAGCTATCGCCTGAGCGAACAGCGCCCGTTCATCCTCCCTATCAAGTTCTTTTTGTTCATCTTCTTCTTTTCGTACTGCTTCAGGCATGACTGTCTCTCCTAATTAAACGTATCGAGTGTAGGTATGCCAAATCCGGCTTCCTCCACAGGTTCGCTATCGTGTGACTTTTGAATCTCTTGCGGCAATGCCAACAGCATTCGTAGGGCAAATATTCCACCCAGTGCAACGTCCAGCTTTCGCATGTCTGCGTCTGGATCTTCGCGTTTAGCCCTGAGCCTGGCCAGTTCCTGGTTTGCCCACTTTTCGACAGAAAACCAGTTGGGGCTGGCCTTGTCGATCTTTGGCAGGTCTGATAATGAGAATTTATCCATAAGTATCAAAACCTTTAGACAGATTGGCTTTCTTCATTGCTACCTCGTCAGCTTTCAACCGCAGGTTATAACCTGCCGCCGCCTGTTCCCTACGCTCTTTAAGCTCACCCAGCATCCGCTTGGTTTCATCTGATCTCTTTCCAAGCTCGAAACGGGCCTGAATATCCGAGTATTTTATTTCTTCGGTCTTGGATGCCTCCAGCGCAGCCTGTTCAAGCTTCATTTGCTGAATCATTACGTCCGCTTCTATGCGCTGGTACTGATATTCAATATCGGCGTATTCTTTCTCGGACATGGGCGCCGGACCTTGTGGCCCTTCAACCATGCCAAGTTGCTGTATCTCGGCCCGGAGCTTCTCAGTCTTAGCCTGCTGATGCTCCAGTTCAGCCGTTTCCTGTTCGCTGGGGCCCATGCTCGACAGTTCTTCCTCAGTTTTCATCAAATTATCTGCGTCTACTTCGGCAGCTTTGAGGATAGCCATCAGTAAAGCCCGATCATCCATGAGCGGAGCAAACCGATCATTCGTTGTCATGGTGGCGATGGCCATCAAGTTCTGGGTCTGCATGTCCTTCACAACAAGTTTTGTTGCGCCGAAGGGCTTAATCGTCATGTCCCCCTTGGCTTCGTCATCGTCCAGGTAGTCCATGTTCCAGTCGTACAGCGCCAGAATGCTGGGCTCGATTGATTCATCATCAAATGACTGGGCAATGCGCCGTTGCACGATGTTGCTGGCGTTCATCAGCATGGCCAGGCCGGAACTGGTGGGTACGGCCTCGGTGGGTTCGCCCTGGGCAATCAAAGGGAAAGCCAGTTCTTCGTCAGCATTTTCACGTGCGCGCTCATGCACCAAGGTCAGTTGATCGATTCGCGCCTCGATGTGAAACAGTTTGAATGCGTCGCTTACGGCGCCTTCGGTATCTGATAGATACCATTGTTTCATGCCGCCGGTGATGTTCTCATCGCCATCCGCAGGCTCAACCGCTCCCCTGCGTCTAACTAACTGCGGTCCAGCACTGAGGGCGCAGTTGTGCAGGATCATGTGCCAGGTGCTTTGAATAACCCGGTCAGAATCGCGCATCAGATGTGGAACGCCCAACCCAAAAATTGAGCCTTCGCATTCTTCGTAGTTCCACACGTAGTAAGGAAGCCGATAAGAACCTTCCAGCGCGTGACGTTTGATCTTGATCAGCCGCGTATTGACAAACCAGGCTTCTATAATCGGGTCAACCAAATCAATCTCAGAATCTACGTCAATGCCAAGTTCCTCAAGGTCTTTGGCGTTGAGACTGCCGGTG